AAAATCACGACCAATAACACGAGCACCATTAGTTGTTTGAGTAATGCGCGGCCTAGAGCCGCGCACTGAATTTCCAACTGACACAGGCGCTGTGTTGATCTGCGACACAGGTCCAAAAGACGCTGGGCGCTTAAGTTGTCGAGATTTCTGTTTCTTCTGCTGCTTATTTTTGTTATTAACCATTGAATTATGTTAATGATGTTTAGAATTGAATCTAAGTGTATGTTTGTTTGTTTATTTTATTTTACGCCAACCTCCTCCATGTTTAACGCATTGGAGCTAATCAGTGATATGTATTTTGTTTTGTTTATTTTTTCTAACCCTCTTACTGTACTTCCGTTTAATATACTGAGGCACATAAAAGGGCAATTGGGTATTTTCTTTTTCTGATTCTTTAGCCGCTTTCTCCAAATCGGCAAATTTCTCAAATCTGCGAGCTTGTTTCTCAACAAGTTCTTGATTTTTAGTCTTAGGCACGGGTACCGTAGGATTACTAATGCTAGGCAATACGATTTTCGCCTTACTAGATGCATTCAATGCTTTATCTTTCAGTGCTACTCTCCTCGGATCGCTCTCATAAAATTTTTCAATCTCGGCAATTTCTTTCTTAAGGTAAGTTCCGTTTATCCTTGACATATTATCAACTATGTTACCGCCAGCCGTGTAAATAGCGCCAGCTAGAGCCCCTATGGGTCCTCCAAGCATGGCTCCTGATTTAACGTTGCTAAACAATTTCTCGCCTTGTCGGCCAGTATGGTTTCCATACAGTACTAGATTCCCAGCTAATTGTGGGAACTTTCCTGCCAGCTTGGTAGCTTGGTCATGGTAAATCCTGTCTGCAGCCTCACGGTGTTTAGGGTCTTTAAACCGTGCGTAAGCTGAATCATGTTGTCTTGATAAGTAATCTAACTCGCTTTGTGGATTGGCATCACCCCATTCCACACTTTCTTGATATTTGCCGTTGGACCAATGCGGTCCTGTATAATTTCCAGTGTAGGTACCACCCACGCCTTTAATTAAATCTTCCATAGTAGTGAATTTATTTTTATTTTACGCCACCACCACCAAGGAAACTCGGGCAGGACGCTCGAGGCCAGTTTAACGACTTAGTCGGTCGGAAAGCCAATTCCTTACCACATTTGTTCATAACCATACTGTTTTGCAACTAGTTGGTCACGGCTTTTCAGCATGTTGATAGGGAATTGGCCTGGATGAGTCAATCTCAGTCTATGATAGATATTCTCAAACAGCGCGAATTTCTCGCTGTCGTGCCTATAATTTTCCATATGGCTGCAGAGGGCATTAGCTAAATCATCGATCTTCACTGTTTTCAAATGTTCTATGTGTTTAGTGAATCTCTTAGGAAAGTAAATCAACCTGCCTATATCGTCTCTGCGAATATCATTGCTGAAGTATTCCGAGCTTTCCAAGCTCTCACGTTCATGGATCTCCATCGTGATACCAAAACCTGCTGAGATAGACAGATACTTATTCATATCTACCCCAGTCAAATCCTGGTTGACATCATCGCCGCCAGCCACTATAGCTAAACTGTGGATAGTTCTATCATCAAGCCCTAATCTCAC